AGATGGCGCGGGTCTGCGCCATGGCGCGGCGGGCGAACATCGGGCGCTTGGCCCACATCTGTTCGTCGTCGCCAAGGAACCCTTCGGCCGTGGCGATGACGCCACCGTCCGACATGCGCCGGATTTCTCCAATGGCCCGGATTCCTCCCTCGACCAACTCCACATCGCGGGAGGAGGCGACGCAGCCATGGGCAACGGCGATGGCTTGCCAGCCTTCCACGGTCACGTAGCGCTTGCCTTGGATCTTGGTCGCGGTCGCCTTCACGATGTCGCCGCAGAGCGTAGCGGCGTCGGTTGACGTGCGGTAGGTTTCGACGCCCGAGCGGGTCTCGATGGGAACGAGGTCGGTGACGCTCATGCTGCGTCTCCATTCGACTTCAGGGGCGGCTCGATCTCGCGGACGATCAGGCGCAGTTGCTCGCCGGTCCAATAGTTGGTCTGGCCGCGATCAACCTGGCCGATGGTGTGCCAGAGCAAATCCGCCCAGCGTCGCCGCTGATCGTTCGTCGCGGGCGGTAGAGGGGAAATCAGGCTATCGGGCATGGTTCACTCTCCGATCAGTGCTGAGAAAAAGAATTGAAACGCCATGCAAGCCCCAAGGCCGCACGCGGGAATGACAAAGGCGAATAGGATGAACGTCGCCACGTCGAGAAAGGCTTGCAGGGCAATCGGGCCAATGGCTTCAAGGGTCATGCCTGCCTCCCTTCACGAACCATGGCGGCGACGTTCCGCAGGGGCAGGGGGCCGATCACGTCGCCATCCTTGAAGGCAACGATCTGGCCGGGAATGCCGTCGCGCTCGCCGCTCTCCAAGTCGCCGTAGTAGTCCACGGCCTCGTTGAGATCGAAGAACGTCTCCGCGCTCCACAAAACCTTCTGCAGGAGGCGGCTGTGCGTGCCGACCATGACCACCCAGGTATCGGCGGTGCGGACGGTGACGCTCGCACGCGGCGCGCTGTCCAATACTGAGGGGGAAAGAGTGTCGGGCATGGGGGCTCCTATCGGTCGGCGCGAAGGTCGTCGGCGCGGTCAAGCGCGTCTGCGTGGTCCGCCGTGGCGATCTCGATAGCGGCGTCGTAGCCATCGCTGGACAGCCAGGTATCCGCCTCGGATTCGAGTTGGGCCTGGGCGAGGTCGCTGAACGCGCCAGCATCGCCAGCGCCGGGGCTGATCGAAACAAACTCGATCTCGTCAGGATCGGCCGGGTAGCCTGGATCGCCGTTGCGGAGGTACATCCGAGCGGGACGGCCGGCGCGGAACTCGAACGTGATCTCCTGCTCGTCTTCCCAGTCCATGCCGTTGGTGGTGCCGGAGCGGTGCCAGTGGATCTTGTGCTTGCTCATCACGAGGCCTCCTTCTTCGCCTTCGCCAGCGCTGCGGTTTCCTCGCGCGCCGTCAGCGGTCGTTTGCCCTTGTGGTGCTTGCAGTGGGAAAAGCCGCTGTTGCCCGGCCCGAAGGTTTGCCCGCACTGGCTGCACCCGGTGATCGGGAATCGTGCGGGCTTGGTCGCGCTGGGGGAAAGAGTGTCGGGGGCCATGTTACGCCCTCACCTTCGGGTGAATGTTGAGGAGGTTGGCGGCGCGGCGGCAGTCGCCCAGCGTCACCGTGACGTGCCTCGGCTGCTCGTTGTCGAGATCGCTGTCGCCGATGGGGTCGGCGGCCTTGGCGTAAGCCTCAGCGAACGGGCGCAGGGCGCGTTCGAGCTTTTCGATGTCGGTTTTGTTGGAGGGGGCCACGTTACGCCCCCCGCCCGTAAGCACGATCCTCGAAGTCCTGCGCGGCCAGAGAGTCGGCCCGCATCGTCGCCACGTCGTCAGCAACGTACATATCGAGGTAGTCGGCGGCAGTCTTGCCGAACGTGTCGTGGTACCTGATCGCCTGCTTGATGTCGTACTTGCTGACATCGCGCCCGTGAATGCCGTAGCGCCACGCGATCTCGACGATCTTGCGTGCGGTGAGGTTGTGGCTGATTGCTGCGCTCATTTCCTGCTCCCGTCTGGTGATGGGAGTAGCTTGTACAAAATTAATACAGTGCCGTCAAACAAATTTGTACACTTAGGGGAAAAAACGCCGCAGGCTTGCGTACAAGCTCTAGAATCAGGGCCTAAACGCCAAGTAGATCGTTAAGAGGGATGACCCGGTAGAGGCCCACTACCTGGCGGCGGGGAAACTCCAGAACCTTGGGCGGATTGTATTGCTCTACGATCACAACCTTGTGGGTAATCTTCACCAGATGCTTGATTAGCGTTCGGTGTTCCTCGTGCGGCTGACTCGGTTGTAAATCGAGAATCACATCGTCGCCGGGGGCCGGCGGCCGGGCACGCTCGCAAAGAACAAGTGCGCCTGGTCGATGCGCCGGAACCATCGAAAGGTCTTCAACATATGCCCCAAATACGTCGGTTCGGCCGTTGAGCCGGGGCGGCCTGCGTGCCCAGTCGATTGCGTCACCATTCATTTGGAAGCCACCCCCGCCGCCTGAAACAGTGCCGAGAACCGGGATGTCTTTCGGCATTTCAGAGCGTGGCGGCAACAAGCCTGTTACAGCAAGAAGTTTTTGCGGATCAGGTGAAACGTTACTGTGCGGCGCAACATGCGGCTCGTTCTTAACTCCTGCAAGTTCTGCAAGCTCTTCAGATGTAATAGGAGGATCGCCGCGACCCACAAGATATGGTTGTACCATCTCTATGACTTCACGGGGCAACAACACCTTTTTGCACCGGTCTTCATAGTATTGGTAGCGGCTGGCGTCCCAGCCCACGCGTCGAGCGAGTTCACGCAATCCGATCCCGGCTCGTTCGCGCATCGCCTTTAATCGCCGCGCGTTTTCTGATGCTCCGTCCATCGCGACATGGTGGCTCATTGGCCTGTACAAATTCTCAAATGAGTTTTTGACAATGTGTACAAACAATTGTACAAAATCCGGCCATGAGAAAGAAAAACCCCGTATCCGACATTATTGACGCTTTTGGCGGCGTGCGGCCCATGGCGGCGGCGCTGGGCGAGCCTTACCCAAATATCGTGCAGAGCTGGCAGAAGCTCGGGCGCATTCCTCACTACCGCAAACCGCAAATTGTCGAGAGCGCAAAGGCCGCTGGCAAGGTTCTGCCCACTGACGCAATGCGGCGCATTTTTCCGGATAGGGCATCCGCATGAGCGACTGGAACGACGCCACCGACCCCATGCAGCCCATCAAAGACCGGGCACAGCGCAAGCGTGAGCAATGGTACGCCTCGCGACGTAGGCGCGAGCAGAAGCTCGGGCTGGTGAAGTCGCCTGTGACGGCGGTTCCTTCGCATTTCGTTGACCGCGACTTTGACGAGGACCGCTAAATGGAACGCCTTGGCATCGTGGATGAACTGCAAGCCAATACGGCGGCCCTGATCGAGTCGGCGCGGAAAAGGGGAATGAGCGCGTCGGCCATTGCTCGGTTGCCGAAACCGGCGCGTGTGGCGAAGCCGGTAGAATTGCCGCCGGTCGTCCTTGCTGCTGCGTCGGAGGGGAACCCCGTCAGCCAAGCCAGCATGATCGCCTATCGCGCCAAGTTCGAGCGGCGCCGCAAGGCCGCCAAGCGCTTCAAGGGAATGGATACGGTCGTCGTCGGGCGCCCGGAAATAACCCCGGCCGACCGCGCTCTGTACCGGCAGATCGTGGATATGGCTTCGGCGGCTGGCGGCGTTTCCGCCGATGAGGTGGCCGACTTCATCCGCCCGCGTCGCGTCGTTCCCGTGCGTCACATCTGCTGGCGGCTGATGCGGGAGTTTTCCGGCCTCAGTGCCCCGGCGATTGCCCGGCTGACAGGGCGGCGCTGCCACAACTCGATCACCTCCGGCATCCGCCGCTGCGTGACGGTCAACATGCAGTCGCCCCAGTGGGCCGCCGTCTATTGGGAAGTGCGCACCCGCCTGTCCGCCGCTGGTCATCGCATGCTTGAGGACTTGGGCAAGGTGAAAAGGGGAAGCCGGCCATGAGGACGGGGCGCTTGCTTTTGACCGACTTCCCCCAGCGGCAACAGCGCCGCATCTCGAATCTCTTTGCTGCCGCCGATAGCTCTCCGAGGGCGTGCAGCGCTGGCGTCGCCGTCCGTATTGGGTGGTGCGGCGACGCCAGACCAAACCCCGACGTGGCCGCTCAGCCCGGCCGCTCCTCCCTGCGTCGGGCACCTCGCGGCAGCGTCTTGGGGCGCTGCCGCACTTTCTTCCCGTTGCGCCGCCAGCCTGGCAGCAACCCGGCGCAGCACGTCTTCAAGCCGTTCGGTTCTGTAGCTCCTTCGGTATTCGGCTCTGCTCATGGGTTTAACCTTGGAGCATCCGATGGCCGTGAAGTCGTCAATCTCTGCCGGGAGTTCGGCAATGTCTGCCGTATCGGCGCTTGAACGCATCCGCCCCATGCTCGTCGCCATCGGCGGCCCGCGCTCGTGGGACGATACCAAGGACCACTGGCGGAATCGTCTCGCCAGAAAGGTCGGCATCAACGCCCGGCGTATCCGGGCAATCCTCTCTGGCGAAAAGATCAAGGTTTCAGCAGATGAATATCTCAGCATTGAAGCGCGGTTCCTCGCGCTTGGTCAGCGCCTTGAAGAGGACCTGCGGGCGCTCTCCGGAGCGTCTGGGGATGAGGCTTCTGGCCCGAGCGGAACGGCGCGAGCGCCGGGTGCGGGAGGAGATCGCGATCATCCAGGCTATGCGCGCCCGAGCCAAAGCGTTGCTGGGCGGTAGGGGGCGGTGATGGCGCTTCTGCTCAATCCTGCGACGCGCGAGCGGCGGGCAAAACAGATGGATGAGAAGGCGGCGCGCGCAATCCAGATCGAAGGCGCGTGGGCCTCCTGGCGTCCGGTTCCCCGCTCCGAGCCCGAACCCCCGGAACATACCGACATGTTCATCAAGGGATACGTGGATTGATGAACAGGCTCGCTTCCGCTCGCACCTATCCCGTCCTGCAATAGAGGCTTCGCGCCATGTGGCCATTCAGAAAGAAAGAGCAGTCTTCCCGCGTTTTGCTGGTGAAAGATTTTGGAACCGCGGGCGTTCATTTCCACGTCCGGAACGTCAAACGCATTGGCGATCTGTTTATGGTGGGCGAGTACGGCGATTTCGACGGGCGCGACACGCTGTTGCTTTGCAAGAACGGCGCGGTGCGCGGCGGTGCCGGCAACTCAAAGTGGGAGAAGATCGACGACATTCCCGGTCTGACGGATGGGAGTGCGTCATGACCAAGCCCGGCCACAACAGCAGGGCCAAGGCTGGCCCGGTGAACGCTGAACGCCTCAAGTCCTTCATTGAGCGTATCGAGAAGCTCGAAGAGGAGCGCAAGGCTATCGGCGGCGACGTTAAGGACGTGTACGCCGAAGCCAAGGGCGTCGGCTACGACGTCGCCACCATGCGCAAGATCGTGGCGCTGCGGGCCAAGGACTCTGCCGACATAGCCGAGCAGGAAACGCTGCTCGATGTCTACAAGCACGCGCTGGGCATGGAGACGAGCGGCCCGGTGACGGTGGTGCGGACGGACCCCAGCGAGGAAGAACTTGAGGCGCTGGCTGGCCGGATCGTGGCGGAAGTTGACCGCTGCATGGATCTGGTCGGAGACGGCAATCAGTTGCCGACCATCCGCGCCATTCAGGACGCCATCGGCTGCAGCACAGGCAAGGCGAGCAAGCTGCGCGGCATGGTGCAGGAGCGGATTTCACGCGCCGGAGCCGTTCAGCGTGAAATGAAATCGCCCCACGACGCAGACGGCGTGGTCACAGAGACACAAGATGCGGCCCTGCAGGGTTTACCTTCTCCCACGGCACCGCAGACGGAGGCGCTGGACACGCCTGCTGTCATGTCAGAGGGGGCGGCAACCCCCGCTGACACCCCAGTTCCCGATGGCGGGGTAGGGACTGGCACCCATTCAGACGAAGCGCCCGCCCCGCGATCGGTCGGCGCGGTAGCGGCGGAGCCGCGCGTAGCACCCACCCCCTTCATGGGAGATGATCCAGGCGCTCCTCCTCCCTTTCTCATCCGCGCGCAGGCGGGGAGGGGGGCATGACCCAGACCGAGACAATCCTCGCGCACCTCCAGGCTGGTGGCAGCATCACGCCAATCGATGCCCTGCGAGAGTTCGGCATCTTCAGGCTTGCGGCGCGGATCAAGGACATCCGCGACGAGGGCCACGCCGTGCAGACGGATTGGGAAACGGACGGCGTGAAGAAGTGGGCGCGCTATTCGCTGAAGCGCGCGGAGCCGGCACGCACCGCTGAAGGACAGGGGCTGCTCGCACTATGACCCGCCGCAAGAACATCAGCGGATGCTCGGCAACCGTGTGGCGCCTGCCGTGAAGTATCCCGAGCCAGAAATGAGCGAGGCCCAGCTTCAGGTGGCCGTTGCGCGCTATCTGGATGCGGTTCTGCGACCGCCCGTCCTGTGGACCTCCATCGACGCCGGGGCAGGCAAGATGCGCCCTCGCACGGCTAACCAGCGCAAGCGCCGGGGCGTCAAGAAGGGCTGGCCGGACATCCTCATCATGGCGCCGGGCCCCTCGGTCATGGGCCTCGAACTCAAGACCAGCAAAGGGACGCTGCTGCCCGAGCAAATTGCCATGGAGCAAGCCTTCTTTAACTGCAAGGCGTGGTTCGTGACGTGCCGGTCGGTCAACGACGTAGAGCGCGCGCTGGCCTTCCTGAAGATGCTCCCTAAGCCTTTGGAGGCCGCATGAAACTCCCGCCCACCTCCATCGCCCCCGTCCATCAGGACAAGCCTCCTCTATGGGGTGTGATCCTGCCTGTAGCCGCCGCAGTGGCGGGGGTGATTGCGTTTGTCGGCGCGCTGGTATGGGGGCTGATGTGAGCCATCCCCACCACCATTTGTTGTTGTTCCCGTTGCGTTTCGCTATACTTGGGGCTGAGTTAGGAGCCCTAGTAAGGCTGTCGGTTGGCGCGCTATACGCCACCCCGTCAGAGGCCGGTATCCGCGAGGACCGGGCCTGCCTATCACAGGTTCCAACCTCTGACACCCGCCACCCTCGCGCGCCGTGGAAAGCGCTCGTGGGCAACATGATAGGACGGCGATGACGACTGAATCCCCACTCACGCCCGCAGAGTGCGATCTGCGCGGCATGCCCTACATGCCACTGTTTGGCGACCGCCTGTTCGGGTCGGCCACGTGGATTGCCGCAAGCCCAGAAGCCAAGGTTGCCGCCCTCCGTCTGTGGTGGCGTTCCTTCGCGCACGAGGTGCCGGCCGCAAGCCTGCCCAACGACGACATGCTGCTGGCCGATTACGCCGGCTACGGCGTCGCCGTGAAGGCATGGCAGAAGATCAAGGCGCAAGCCATGCGCGGCTGGACGCTTTGCAGCGACGGTAGGCTCTATCACCGCACGGTTGCCGAGGTCGCGCTCGAGGCATGGGAGCAGCGCAAGCGTAACCGCGAAAAGCAGGCACGGTGGCGTAACAAAGACCGCTCAGTAACCCCCGGCGTAACCGTAACAGAGGGGGTTACGAAACCGTTTCGTAACGCCGGAAGTGAAGGGAAGGTAAGTGAAGGTACTACTTCAGTAGATAAATCTACTGAAGATATGGGGCCTCGAGACGAGGACGTGGCCTATGAGCAGTTTGTGGCAACCGCTTCGGAGTTCGGGTGGCCAAAGCCTCGAGGGCTCGAGGCCGACCGGCGCAAGAAGCTGAAGGCGCGCCTTGCCGAGCATGGGCTTGATGGTTGGAAGCAGATGCTCACAAACGCTCGAGCGTCGGATTTCCTGCGGACCAAGTTCGCCCTGAAACTGGATTGGGTGCTCGAGCCACGGAACTTCCGCAAGGTGCTCGAGGGAAACTACGGCGCGGCATGCGAGCACTCGAGCGCAGCCCCCTCGAGCGATGAGGTTCTGTGGGAGGCGCGGTTCCGGGGATACCACCCCGGCGGCATGTGGCAGGAGGCGACATGGGGACCAAGACCCGAGAGCGGGCGGTGCATCGCACCCAAGCCGGTTCTCGAGCGGTGGCGTGGACGGGTTGCCCAATGAGCGCCCAAAGGCACACGGCGCGGCGTCTGATGGACGAATGGCGCGCAGGGCAGGGCAAGCGCGCTGCTCAGGGCATCCCAGAGCTTATGCGGGCGCTCGAGTTCATTGCCCAGCAGGTCGCGGACGGGCAGTCGTGGAAGGCCAACCCCGAGCCCGTCAGCCTTACCCGCAAGCAGGTCAAGACAGCCTGGCACCGCGCCATCAGCCAGCGCAGGCGTGCCGAGCATGGTCCGCCCAGCAAGAACGCCGACGAGTGGTGGGAGCAGATCAGCGCCATTGCTGAGCGCTGGGGCGTCAAGACCACGCGCGACGAGTGGGAAACCGCGACCAAAACCGCCGCCTTGAGCACGGTTTCGCAGGTGGCCGCATGACCCGCGCCCCTTCCCATCTCATCACCCAATGGCGACCGGAGACGCTGCAATGAGCGATTTTGTTTGGTGGTACGGATTTGTCTGTCTTTGCGTGACATCTGGCATTGGCGTTCTGTGCCTTATCGACAGAAGCATTGAATGGATCATCGATAGTTTCAAATTTCGAACGGCTTTTCTGCAGTGGTACGCGCAACGTTTGCGCTCCCCCACAGATGGCACCGAACGATCGACCACCAAAGGTCAGGACCCCCAACTCCTCCCGGCAAAGGAGGGGGAATGAGACCCTCCGGCTGGTACTGGGTCAAACGCCTTTCCGATGAAGACTGGCAGCCCGCCAGATGGGCTCCCATGCGGGAGTATCCAGGCGAATGGAGATGGGAGTTTTTCTATTACAGGGGCGAGATCCACCGCGGGCGCGTCCACAGGGTGGGAGGGCGCCTAGATGCTCCAGCTTGATCCGCCCATCCCGGTCAAGGTCACGTCGCAGGCCCTCCCCATCGGCGTCCGCGCCCAATCCCGTTCCGGCTGGGCCTACGCCTGGAAGGAAACCGGCATAGACGGACACCGCCTCTGGATCGTCGTCATGGACGAGACAGGGGAAGTCGTCGACGTGCCCCAACCCGAGATTCTTGTCGATCCGAATTGGTCATATGGGAGGCGCGTATGAACGGCAAAAAGTGGACCCCAGAACACACGGAGATCGTCAAAGCCATGTACTGGTACAGCTACGACCACGAGATTGCCAAGGCGACCGGGCACTGCGTTGACACCGTCCAGCGCCGCCGCGCCGCCTTGGGGCTGTCAGCCTATCGAGGACCGCGCGTCCGTTACGGCACCTTTGCCGAGCTTTCCCCGGCCACACTGAAAGCAATTCGCATTTCCTGCGCACAAGCCGCTTGACTTTCAAAGTCGGAATTGGAGCATTTGTCAGGCTGAACGCTCCACAACCGAGCATCAGCCCATGGGCGATAAGCCCCTCACGCCCAAGCAAAAGCGCTTTGTCGCTGAATACCTGAAGGATTTGAACGCCACGCAGGCGTACATCCGCGCGGGGTACAGTGAGAAAGGTGCGGCACAGGGCGCCGAGCGGCTGTTGAGGAATGTTGAGGTTGCGTCGGCGGTTGCCGAGGGGCAATCCCGCATAGCCGAGAAACTCGAAATCACCGCCGAAAAGGTCCTGCGCGACCTTGAGGACCTGCGCGTCCTCGCCATCAAGGATGGCGCCTATGGCCCCGCAGCCAAGGCCATCGAGCTGCACGGCAAGCACATCGGCATGTTTGTCGAAAGGACGGAGAACAACACAAATCTGGTCGTCCGAGACGCCGTAGACCGCCCCGAACGCGAAACCCGCGAGCAGTGGATTCTTCGCCGCTCCAAGGAGCTTGGAATTGACCCGAGGCTTATGGGCGCCACAACCGGGGCCGCAGACTGATGCCATCTCTGCCGACTGGTGCCAGGAACTGCTCTACGGCGGGGCCGCTGGCGGCGGGAAGTCGGACTTCCTGCTGGGCGATTACCTGCAGGATGTCGAGCATTACGGCGCTGCATGGCAGGGCATCCTGTTCCGCCGCTCCCTTCCGGAGCTTGAGGAAATGATCGCCCGCAGCCATGAGATATACCCCGGCAGCGGCGGGGTCTGGCGCGAGCAGCGCAAGCGCTGGGAATGGCCCAACGGCGCCATGTTGCGCATGCGCTACCTGGAAGCCGACCGGGACGCCACGCGCTACCAGGGCGCGGCGTACACCTGGGAAGGCTGGGACGAGCTAGGGCAGCACCCTACAGCCTACGGCTACAAATACCTCCGCGCCCGTCTTCGCAGCGCCCACAACGTGCCCCGCAAGCGCATCCGCAGCACGGCCAACCCCGGCGGCGTCGGGCATCACTGGATCAAGTCCAAGTTCATCAGCCATTCGCGCATGGGGTTTGTTCCTTTCAAGGACCCGGACACGGGCGGCGATGTGATGTTCATCCCGTCGCGACTGACGGACAACGCCATCCTCATGCAGAACGACCCCGATTATGTGGGGCGCCTTAAGGGGTTGGGCTCGCCTGCGCTGGTCAAGGCGTGGCTGGATGGCGACTGGGATGTGATTGCGGGCGCGTTCTTCCCCGAGTTTGGCCCGCAGCACATCGTGCGTCCCCACCAGCTGCCCGAGGAATGGACCCGGTTCCGCGCAATGGACTGGGGATCGTCCAAGCCCTTCTGCGTCGGCTGGTACGCTATCAGCGACGGAACGGTCCCTGCATATCCCCGAGGCGCGCTCGTCAAGTACCGCGAGTGGTACGGCAGCACGGGGGAGCCGAATGTCGGGCTCAAGCTGACGGCCGAAGAGGTTGGCGCTGGCATCGCAGAGCGCGAACGCGGTGAGTTGATCAGCTACGGGGTAATCGACCCGGCCGCGCATAGCCAGGACGGCGGCCCCTCGATTGCCGAGCGCATCCTGCGGGGCAGTGGGGGCAAGGTGGCTTTTGCCCGCGCCGACAACTCCCGTGTGGGGGCGCGCGGCGCCATGGGCGGCTGGGATCAGCTCCGCGCGAGGCTTAAGGGCGAAGACGACCGCCCCATGCTGTATTTCTTCGACACCTGCCGCGACTCGATCCGCACCATCCCGGCCCTGCCGCACGACGAGAACCGGCCCGAGGACGTGGACACGCGAGCGGAAGACCATGCCGGCGACGAAACGCGCTACGCCGTGATGAGCCGCCCCTATGTGCGCAGGCAGCCGGACGAACCGCGCAAGACGGATTTCTTCATCGGCACCCCCGAGGGGACGATGGCCTCCAACCTCTCCATCCGCGAGATGATCGAACGGCAGACCCAGCGCCGCAAGGAAAGGACCGGCGCATGATCGGCCAGACTGACAACGTCACCAGCGCCGACACCGGCACCGTCGATACTCTCGCCAAGACCATCAAGTCGCAGCAGGATTTCCACAAATACTGGATGTCGGCCATCGAACTGGCGGGCAAGACGGAGAAGGACTGGCGCGAGGACGCCAAGACGGCGCTGCGGGCGTTCCGCTCGGACCGGGACGGCTGGCGCGTTTCCAAGTTCAACATCCTCTACGCGAACATCCAAACCACCTGCCCGGCGATTTACAACAGCATGCCGTCTCCGGACGTGCGTGCGCGCTTTGGCGAGGCCATGCCGGTCGAGCCGCCCCCGCCGGCCATGGGCCACAACGGCGGTCCCGCCATGCAGCCGGACCCGGCCGTAATCGCGGCTACCACGGCGGCGCAGGCAGAGGCCGATCGCAAGAACCGCGACCGCTCCAACGTCAGCCAAACCATCGAGCGCGCGGTATCGGTCCAGTCCGACCTCTACGACTACGACGACGCCCTGAAGGCTGCGGTCAAGGATCGCGAGCTATTGGGCCGCGCCGTCACCCGTCTGCGCGTGAACGTGGTCAACGGTCCGGGCGTGACCGACCAGGAGACGGGCAACGAGATCCCCGGCGCCGTGGTGTCGAAGCACATCACGTGGGAGCCGGTGATCTGGGACGACTTCCGCCTCGGGCCTGCCAAGCGCTGGGCGGACACGCCGTGGATCGCCTTTCACTGGGTATTCACCCGCGACGAACTGGAGGGGCTGAACCCGGAACTGGCGTGGAAGGTCAATCTTGACGCCACGGTCGAGGGCCAGCCCGACAAGGACGCGCCGACCCCCGACACGTTCAAGCGCGCCAACGTCTGGGAAATCTGGGACAAGTCCAAGCGCAAGGTCTACTGGATCGCGGAAAGCTACGACCAGGGGCCGCTGAAGATCGAGGATGACCCCTACAGGCTGATCGGCTTCTTCCCCATCCCGAAGCCCCGGCTCGCCATCGAAACCACGGACACGCAGGTTCCTATCTGCCCGTTCATGGTGTGGCAGTCGCAGCAGGAGGAAATGAACAGCCTCACACGGCGTATCGGGGCGCTGATCAACGTCATCAAGTGGCGCGGCATCTACGACGGGGCATTCGAGAGCGCGGTCAAGGCCATGAAGGGGCTGGAGGAGGGCGACCTTGCCCCGGCCCCCGACGCGGCCCGCATGCTGGTCAATGGCGACATCGAAAAGGCCTTCTGGCTGATGCCGATCGAGCAGGCGGTCGCCACGCTCAAGCAGCTCTACGAATCGCGCGAAATCTGCAAGCAGGTCATCTACGAACTGACCGGCGTTGCCGACATTCTCCGGGGCTCGACCAAGGCCAATGAGACGCTTGGCGCGCAGGAACTCAAGGCCCAATGGGGCAGCCTGCGCCTGCAGAGCGCACAGCAGGACATCCAGCTGCACGCCCGCGATTTGATGCGGATGACGGCCGACCTGATGGCGGAGCATTTCACGCCGGAGGAACTGGAGGCCATGACCGGTATCCGGCTCACCCCCGAGCAGGTCAAGTTGCTCAAGACAGACATCAGTCGCGAGTTCAACATCGACATCGAGACGGACGGCACCATCAAGGCCGACCTTGGGCGCCAGCAGGAGAACGTCGGCGGTTTCGTGGCGGGGCTGGGAAGCTACTTCGAGGCGGTCGGCCCTGCGGTGCAGGCGGGCTACATGACGCCGCCGGAAGCGGTTGGCCTGGCTCGCACGTTCGCGCGCAACTTCAAGCTGGGCCGGCAGGCGGACCACATCCTCGATGAGTGGCAGAAGCGGCTGGACGCGAAGGCCAAGGAGCCGCCGGCCCCGCCGCCGCCAGATCCCAAGCTGCAGGTCGAGCAGATCAAGGCGCAGACCGCACAGACACAGGCAGAGGCCGAAATCGCCCGCACGCAGATGCAGGGCCAGATCGACCAGCAGACCATGTCGCAAGAGGCCCAACTCAAGCAGGCCGAGTTCGAGATGCGCATGCAGGAGATGCAGGCCGAACAGCAGCGCGCTCGCGAGGCTCATGCCATGGAGATGCAGAGCCTGCAGGCCAAATCCGCCGTCACGCTGGGGCAGCACGCCCTCGCAGCCGACGAACAGGCCCGCGCCCGCGAGATGGGGCAGGAGAGCCACGCCATGGGGCTGCAGGCCTTGAAGGCCAAGCAGGACGCAGCAAAGGGCAAGCCGAACGGGAGGGCGAAGTGAGCGTCGAGCGCTACCGCCTGGACGCAAACGGCGTGTGGATCAGCAAGACCACAGGCAAGCCCATGAAGACGCGCGGTGACTTCGTGCCGACGCCGCAGATCACACGCGACATCGCCCCCTACATGAGCATGGCGAGCAAGCAGATGATCGACGGTCGTGCGGCCCAGCGGGAAGACCTGAAGCGCACCGGCTGCCGCGTAGTCGATCCCAGCGAGTACACGCCGACCTATCACTCGAAAGAGCGCGCCATCAAGCACGGCCGGGAGTGGACGCCACGTCCGCCGC